ACAAAAAAATTGTTCTCGCCGACAGGCAGAGAATACACCTTTGAACCTCGCATGAAGCGAGGTGAATTAAGTTGGTCAGAAAACGATATTGTAAACTGGCCCAACCAAGGATTAGGAGCAGATGTAATGGTTGTAGCTAGGGTTGCCGTTAGACAACGCTGGAAGCGTGCAGGTCTAACAGGCAAACTTATCTCAACTGTACATGACTCAATAGTAGCAGATGTTCCAGAGAATGAGGTAATGGCTGCTGCGTCCCTTTTTGATTGTACGTTCAGGGAGTTACCAAAGCTAGTATCTCAAGCATACGGGATAGATTGGAATGTTCCAATGTTAGGTGAAGTTAGTGTGGGTCCAAATATGTTGGATCTAACAGAAATTAAATTATAAGGAAAATAAATGAACCAGATGATTATCAAGATTATTGATGTTGAAGTCAACAGTGCAATGACAAAAACTAATAAGCCTTATGAGTATCTAGAGGTTGCTTACAAGAATATGTCATTCCAAGAAAAGGCAGAGACTAAGAAAGTCATGCCTTTTGGCAGCAAAGAAGTTCTAGATATGCTTAAGAAAGCGACTAAAGGTGAGATCTATACAATCCTGCGTGAGAAGGATGATGCAGGATATTGGCAATGGATTGGTATCAGTGCAGGAGAAGTTCAAATGGAAACTACACAACCAGCAGCAACACCTGCTAAAGCAACAACAGCAGGAGTTCCAACCAAGAGTACCTTTGAGACACCTGATGAACGGGCTAAGAAACAAGTCTATATCATCAAGCAATCATCTCTAGGTCATGCAATTGACACACTAAAGACTGACAAGAAAAATCCAACAGCAGAAGAAGCTATTGCTCTTGCTCAATTGTACGTTGATTGGGTTCTTGGTAACAATCTTGATGCCGATCCTGTGCAACAGGATACAATGGAAGATGTACCAATGTAATGTATTAGGTGGCCTTCGGGCCACCAAGGAGAAACAATGCAAGCACTAGTAGACGGAGACATTGTAGCCTATCGATGTGCCGCAAGCGTCAAAGAGTTTGAACCTATGGAACTAGCAATCTACCGAGTAGATGTGCTACTACAACAGATTATTGAAGCAACTGACGCAACAACCATGCAAGTATTCGTCAAAGGAAAAGATAACTTTAGGTACAAGATCTATCCAGAATACAAAGCAAATCGTAGAGATACACCTGACCCGATCTGGCGTCAAGCCTGTCACGATCACCTGCTAAACGAATACAAAGCAATTGAAGCTCATGGTATGGAAGCAGACGATCTATTGGGAATCAATCAGCAGGAAGAAGGGTCGGTCATCTGCTCAATAGATAAGGATCTGCGTACAATCCCCGGACATCATTTTAACTTTGTTAAAGTAGAACTAGATCATGTAAAGAAACAAGATGCTCTACGCACATTCTACAAACAAATGTTAATTGGAGACAGATCAGATAACCTATTCGGAGTTGATAAGATTGGCCCAAAGAAAGCAGACAAACTCCTAGAACATCTTGACGATGAACAGGATATGTTTGAAGTAGTCTATAATAAATATAACGAAGACGCAAAACGATTTGTTACAAATGCAAATTGTTTTTGGATACTTCAAAATAAAGGAGAGTTATGGGTAAACCGACAACGCTTAATTTTACCAAGCGAATGCAAACAAGAGGTGGATCAGCAATTAGAATTTACGAAGTCTTTGAATCTGACTACATAAATGGTGCTTATTATGATCCAGACTCTATGGTATGGTGGCCCTGTCAATGGGATTGGACTGGTAAATATTCAGACAAACTATCTGCGCTAGACCTAATTAATAAAGAGCCACGTAATGTTGACAAACAATTAGCATAATGGATAAAGAAACTCAACAACTATTTTGGATTTATCACGATGCAAAGCGTCGTTGTAATAATCCAAAACACAAACGATATCCTGATTATGGTGGTCGTGGTATTAAATTTCTATTTAATTCTTTTGACCACTTCTTAGATACTATGGGACCACGTCCACCAAATTATGAAATAGATAGACGTGATAATGATGGTCATTACGAACCATCAAATTTACGATGGGTAGATTTCTCAACACAACAAAAAAATAAACGACTCTATAAAAACAATACAAGTGGGGTTAAGGGTGTAAATTATATTACCTCTATTGGAAAATGGGTTGCTAGATGTAATGAACAATCAAATGGAAAACGGAGGTATTTATATGTGGGAAAAAGTTTCCACGAAGCATGTAGTGCAAGATGGAAATGGGAAGACAATCAAAGTACGCAGTAAACTTGAACAAAACCTATCAAAAATTCTAAATAATGCAGAATGTGTTTGGGAATATGAAGTAACAAAAATTCCATATACAATACCAGAAACTAAACATACATATACAGTAGATTTCTCTTTAATTAATGGTGTTCTTTTAGAAGGAAAAGGGTATCTAAGTAGTCATCAAGAAAGGCACAAGTATGTGCTGCTCAAACAACAACATCCTGATCTAGATCTACGATTTGTGTTTGACAATCCCAACAAATTATGTGGGGGTACAAAGATGACACACGCCAAGTGGGCAGAAAAGTATGGATTCCCTTACTGTAGTATCAAAGACACAGAACAAATACTTAGTTGGGTAAAGGAACCACATGAGTAAACACCTTGTCATTCCTGATTGTCAAGTGAAGTATGGAGAAAGTTACGAGTACCTAAACTGGATTGGTAAATACATAGTCGACCAGAAACCAGACGTTATCGTACATCTAGGGGACTTCACAGACATGGAGTCTCTTAGCTCCTACGACGTTGGAAAAAAATCCTTTGAGGGTAAGAGGTACATCAAAGATATTGAGGCCAGCACAGACGCAATGCGTGCCCTTCTTGGGCCTATTACAGAGCACAACCTACGTGCTAAGAAGAACAAAGAGAAAATATATAGACCTCGTATGGTTCTTACACTAGGTAATCATGAGCAACGTATAGAACGTGCTATTGAGAATGATCCAAAATTAGAAGGACTTATTAGTTATGATGATTTACCCTACGAAAACTGGGAAGTTCATCCTTTTCTTAATCCTGTTGTTATTGATGGTGTTGCCTACTGCCATTACTTTCCTACCGGCGTTATGGGGCGCCCTACTACCTCTGCCTCTGCTATGGTTTCTAAGCTCCATATGTCATGCATTGCCGGGCATCAGCAAGGAAGACAAGTTGCTTACGGAAAAAGACCGGATGGTAGCAATCTTACTTGCATCATTGCAGGTAGTTGCTATGAGCATGATGAGGGCTACTTAGACAAACAAACTAACAAACATTGGCGAGGACTTATCGTACTACATGAAGTAGAGAACGGAAGTTTCGATGAAATGTTCGTCAGCCTTAAATATTTAAAAGGAAAATATGCAAGCACCTAACCATTATGGTGATACAAAACTAATGGACTTGCTAATTGAAAAGCAAGTACCATTCGCAGAGGGAAATATAATGAAATATGTTTTTCGTTGGCGAGAGAAGGATGGTATGAAAGATCTATATAAAGCAAGAGAATATCTTAATGCAATTATCGCACATGAGGAGTTACTTAATGCAGGCAAATGATTACCAAGAAAAAACAATGAGCACAGCAATTTATCCTGAAGCAGGTACTGGTCACGATATGGAAATCTACTATCTTGCTCTTGGTATTACAAGTGAAGCAGGAGAGATTGCTGGAAAAGTCAAGAAATATATTCGAGATGGACGACTAGATCCCGGTGCCATTGCTTACGAACTTGGCGATGTTGCTTGGTATCTCGCACGACTTGCTGATGCTATGGGTTATACATTTGAACAGATTCTAGAAATCAACTATAATAAACTAACCAAAAGGAAAGAAGAAAATGTCCTACAAGGATCTGGAGACTATCGAACCTCCAAAACAAGTAACGCACGAGAGCAGTCTGTTGTGGGCCAGCTTGAGGCAGTGCATGGAGCACAATGCCGAGCTTCGCAAGGCTCTGTTGGATGCTGCTGAAGTCATTACTAAACAGACAGATCTAATAGAAGAACTACAACATAGGTACTATGTATGAAAGTAGAGCTACTAGATATTACAGAAAATGCACTTGAAAAAATCGGTAGATACGCTGGAATATGTTACAACTCTAGTCAAGAACGAAATGCTTGTATTAAACGGGCTGTTGCTTGTAAAGACAAAGGACATTTAGCAACTCTGCGATTTGCTTCAGCTACTTTTTTGGTTAAGGGTATCAGTAGAATATGTTCACATCAAATGGTTAGATCAGCACACTTAGATTTTTTACAAAAGAGTCAGAGGTATTGTGAAGAAGATGTGCCACGTTTTGTTTATCCGGGTACAACTAGCGATACTCAAATCTCTGGTTTATATCAAACAGCGTATCGTGTATACGAAGACTTAATTAAAGCAGGAGTAAAAAAAGAAGATGCAAGATTTGTGTTGCCAGAAGGAACCCAAACAGAGTTGGTGGTTACGGGGAATTTTCAAGCATGGCTCGACTTTATCAAACTTCGCGCAGACATACATGCGCAATGGGAAATTCGAGCCGTGGCAAAAGAAATCAACAACCTGCTTGCCAAGGAACTCGACAACAAATTGTTCTCTTGGATGCCATGATGTTGACGATCAATGATCTTATTGCTAAACTGATGTGGGAAAGTGCGGATGACATTTTAGATCTACTTGAGATAGATACCCTTGATATGTTAGAAGCACTAGAAGATATTGTAATCGATCATCAGGATAAACTACGAGAATACTATGAAGATACCGAAACCTTGGACGGGAAAGAAGTCACAAACGAGTCCGATTAAAAAGGCCCAACACGAAGGCCGAGCTATCAAGAAATCTATATTAACTTATATTAGAGAGATTGATAGACTACAACAAATAAAGGAATACAATGCAGGTACAGAGATTCAAGAACAGTTTCGCAGAGACCATCTTCAAGACTAAGTATGCGCAGGGAGCAGAAGATACATGGGATGCTCTTGCAATGCGAGTTGTTGATGATGTGTGTGGTACAAGGGGTGGAAAAGATCGTGCCTTGATGAGTTACTCTGATAGGGCACAACTCACAGAGTATATTAAAGAGATGAAGTTTATTCCCGGTGGCCGGTATCTATGGTATGCCGGGCGTCAGAATAGTTATTTTAATAATTGTTTCCTGCTTCGCGCAGAGGAAGATACGAGAGAAGAATGGGCAGAAGTAACAAAGAGAGCAGTGAGTTGCCTGATGACTGGGGGTGGCATTGGGGTAGATTATTCTATTCTCCGTCCATCAGGGATGCCGCTGACTCGTACTGGTGGCTTGTCCAGCGGTCCAATCCCGCTGATGCAAATGATAAACGAAGTTGGCCGAGGGGTGATGCAAGGTGGATCTCGACGATCAGCGATCTACGCAAGTCTCAATTGGTTACACGAGGACATTCCCCTTTTCTTGAAAGCTAAGAACTGGTCTGACCAGATCAAAGAACTTAAATCAAAAGACTTTAATTTCCCTGCTAATCTTGATATGACCAACATCTCTATTAACTATGATGATAAGTGGTTGTATAATGTAGATAGGCAAAACCTGCACACATTCAAAGAGAATGTACGTCAAGCAATGATGACAGGAGAACCGGGATTTAGTTTTAACTTTGGTGATAAACAAAATGAAACCCTTAGAAATGCTTGTACGGAAGTTACATCTGAGGATGATTCTGACGTATGCAATCTTGGTTCGATCAATATCTCAAACATACGAGACTTGGAAGAATTTCAACGTGTTGTTGAGCTTGGTTCCAAATTCCTTGTTTGTGGAACGCTACGAGCAGATCTACCATATGATAGAGTCTATCAAGTACGCGAAAAGAATCGCCGACTTGGACTTGGACTTATGGGTATCCACGCGTGGCTCCTACAACGTGGATACGGATACGAAGTAACACCAGAACTACATGAATGGTTAAAGGTATATAAAAATGAATCAGAACGAAGTGCTAATGAACATTGTGAAAGATTGTTCATCTCAAAGCCAGTGGCTTACCGAGCAATCGCACCAACTGGGAGTATCGGTATCCTCGCCGGAACAACTACAGGCATTGAACCACTGTTTGCAGTTGCTTACAAGCGCCGTTATCTCACTGATGGAACAAAGTGGAAATATGAGTACGTTGTTGACGCAACTGCCGACCAACTAATTAAAGAGTATGGACTAGATCCAAACAAAATTGATACAGCTTATGGATTATCACATGACTACGAACGACGAATCAAATTCCAAGCAGACATTCAAGATTACGTTGACATGTCAATTTCCTCAACGATTAATCTCCCTCCTTGGGGGACAAAGGGAAATAGCGAATCTGATGTTACGACTTTTGCAGGAATACTTTCCAAATACGCACCAAGACTCCGTGGATTCACCTGTTATCCAGATGGAAGTCGAGGAGGTCAACCGCTAACAGAAGTTCCATATGAAGAAGCAATTAAACATAAGGGTATAACCTATGAAGAAAATGTAGATCGTGCCTGCGTTAGCGGAGTATGCGGACTATGAACATTATTCTATTAGATGTTATTACTGGTATGTGTTTAGGAATTGAGTTTTTTACAGGAGATGAATTAGATGAAGAAGATCAATTTGCAATGCAGATTGACCTATTGATATTACGAATTACCTTTATTAGAAAACGAGTATAAAAGAAAAACCCCCTTGGATTTCTCCTTGGGGGTTTTTTTTATGTTTGCTGTTGCGACAACCAAGTATTGTATCCTCTTGGCGTTGCATATTGTGTATTAGGATTTGCTTTCTGTATGTTATCAAAATAACTATAATAATCATTAGAAAAATCCATAGTATCAGGGTTAGGATCTACCCAAGCATTACCAGTCTTTTGTGTCATGTAATCACCATAACCAGTAGGGGCAGGTACGTATGGATTTTGTTGACTAATCTTATCATAATAATCATAGGCAGCTTGACCACTTAATGAATTAAATGGCTTTGGATCATACCCCAACTTACTTATTGTTGATTGTGATGTTGGTGCATTTGGATTATACTGTGATGTATTGTTATAATTAGTTGGTGGTTGATAAACACTATTTGGATCTTGCCACGGTTGCTGTGTTCCATTACTTGCCGGAGCTTGATACTGACTATTTACCTGTCCGGGATATGGACTATTGGTTGTTCCTACAGAGGATGGATCTTGATAAGAACCACCATACTCAGGTGGTGGAGTAGAATAACCATAAGAAGGATTATTCATACCATTATTCCAAGTAGTACCATTAGTTATATTATCTTTACCACCATGTCGTTGTCGTGCTTGCCGCGACACCATAGAAGATAAACCAGAGTTACTTGCACCACCATATTGTCCTTGACTGCCATAATTAGACAGAGATGCTAGACTATCCCATCCGGGATTTAGATAAGGTGAGTTTTGCATTGCCTGATCCATAGTCCAATCTTTTACTATATGACCGGGCTTTAGCTCAATACTACCATCTGCTAATTGTCTTGGTTGATATGTTGGTGATCCAACACTAATATTTCTATACCAATCAGGAATTTCCATTCCTGCTGCCGTCAAAGCATCCATACCTGATTGATATGCTGCGCTGGAAATCATATTCATTTCTCCTTCAATAATCCAAAGTTTTTAAGTAGGTTAGCCTTACGGAAAGTCTCAGGGTTTTCTGAGAAGTCACCATTCTTATTTATAATAGAACGAGTAACAAGACTAGATGCTCTCTTATAAGCTTCTCCTTGTAAATTAGATACAATTTGATCTTCTGTTTGTTGTTTTTCAACAAGCTTTTTAATGATCTCTTTGAACTCTTTATTAGGAGTTTTACCATCAGCCATGAATGGCTTTGTTTCCATAGCTCTTACATACAAAGATTTGACTTGTTCTTTACGTATCATTTCTTTTTCTTGCATTAGCCTAGTAACACCAGAAACATATTTCTCATCTGTACCACGAGTACCAAGATATCCAGCAACCTTATCAGTAGTTGTCATTGGTGTAACACCCTGATTATCTTTTCCAGCAGCTAGCATTCCTGTACCAACACCAGCAACCTGTGCCTCATTAGCTCCTAGCGCATCTTTTACCCCATAAGATATAGGACCAGAAGGAAGTGCGCTTGATGCTGCTTGTCTGATCTCTGCATTGGATGGCTTATCACCAATTCCAACAGAACTTAAACCAAGCTCACCAAAGGTTTTAGCACCCTTGGCAACATCAACACCAAAGCTAATAGCAGGGAACATCTTGTACCAAGCCTCTTGACCAGTGATTACAGACCCGGCAAGTGCCAAGAAGGTTTCGTTAGCACGCATAGACGATAAAGCATCAACACCTGTCAAGCTACCAAGACCATATTGAATAGCCTTATTTACCATTACAGGATCGATTTCCATATCCTTTGCCATGTCAGGATTGACCTTAAACAATTCAAGCAAAGATGGTGGAGCAAACTCAGGAGCATGTTTCTCTAGGAACAACCTGATAATCTCATACTCAGTAGCAAAGATAGTACCTTGTATTCCAC